GCTGTGCGCCGCCAGTTGCGTAAGCGCAACCAGTTGCAACCAGATGTGCAACCAAGTGAGGTTGCATTGCAACCAGTGGCATCCATGCAACCGATAGCAGTGGCAGAGCCAAGCGCTGCCGTAATGGCAAGAGATGACAAGCAGGGCGCAGCACTAGAGCTGCTGCGGGATGGCGTGCCGCGTAAGCATGCAGCGCAAGGCGTGGGCGTGAGTGAAAGCACGCTACTGCGGTGGATCAATGATGATGAAGGATTTGGCTCAGAGGTACGCGCAGCAGAAAGTGCTGCTGTCGCTCTCAGGGTGCGCCGGATCGGAAAAGCCGGTGAAAAGGACTGGCGTGCCGATAGCTGGTACCTGGAACGCACACAGAGGGCTGAGTTTGGCTCTGACAGCCAGAAAGGTGGCGGCGTAGCGGTCCAGATCAACATCGAGCGTGGCGGCGATACAGAGGTGATTGACGTAACACCTGGCAGCTAAACTGGGACAAAGCTGGGACAAGCGTGTGCCGCCTGCGCTGTGATCCAGCGTGGCTGTGCATTGCAGGCGTATGCGTTACCGCCTTGAAGAGGCGGCACAGAATCTGACGGCCCCCGTGGCATGCCCCCAGGCCAGCCGTCGCGCGACGACGAAGGCGTTATACAAACACGCCCGCTTCCACAAAATCACAGGATTTCAGGTTGCATGGCAGAACAGCCACAAGGATTTGCGCGTCGCATGATGGCGCAGAAGCTGATGGCTGACGCGCGTGCTACGCCTAACAGCGACAGTCCGTCCTTTTTCGGGCGCATCAGGCCATCAGTGCAGGACATGGCTGATCCCACGCGGTTCAGCGACATGGCTGGTCCTGCGTACACGACTGGCGCTACGGCCAGCTTGTTTGCGCCGGGTGCTGGCGTTGTTGATATCTTTGGCGGTGCGCCTGATCCTATGCAGCCGGGTCAGATGCTGCCCAGCTTTGGTCAGAACGTCACTCAGGGCAATTATCTTGATGCTGGTTTACAGGCGTTGGGTGGTGCTGGTGATGTTGCGATGGCGGCTGGTGCTGTCATACCGCCTGCCTTGCCTGCTGCGACGATGCTTGGGACTGCATTAAAGGCACCACGGGCAGCTAGGGTGGCCGGTCAGGCGGCTGATGCTGCCAATACGTTGGTGGATGATTTGCCTACATTGCGTTTCGACGGCACCGACGACATTGATCTAGAGGGTAAAAACATCTTCCCGATTGTTGCTGATTTGACAGCGGCAGGCGGTAGATTTGAAGGCATAGACAGCAGCAAGTTGGATGCCCCTGAATTGCTACAAGGCGGCCCAGAATTTTCAAATCTGAAGGGCAGCAGGGATGCTGGGGTTGTATGGGCTGTGCAGGGCAAGGGTCGCGGCACTGCAAAATTGTCTAAGGATGCAGATTACGGGCTTGTAGTTGCGATGAATCCAGATTCGCATCGTTCCAATGCAACCTTTGTAAATTCTATACTGGGCAACACGCTGGCATATGTGCGTGATGGCCGGATATCACCAGAGAATTTGGCGCAGCTTGATGGGTTTGTCAGGACAGGCACAGACCAATCACAGTTGCAGAAATTGAAGGATTGGCCAGGCTTTGCAAGCCCTGACGCTGCTGACTTTATTAAATCTCTGAATTTTGAGGCTAGAAGTCGAATTTCAGATGTGGTTGGCAGTTCACGTGGCCAAGCCTTGGGTGCGCCAAACATTGACAAGATCATACGCGCAACTGGCGATCCAGCGCTTCTGGGGCTGAACAGCCGTGATGCAATTATGTTGGTGAAACTGGACAAGGAGGCTGACTTGGTACGCCTTGGTACTGAGGGGTCACTTGAACATAATTCTTATGATTTTGGCATCAAGGGTGAGCCGGTTGCCCGAATACCAGTAACCAGCGCTAGAAATATGTTCCCTGATTTCTTTGCCCAGGCAGAGGCTGAAGGCAAACAAAATGTCCGGCGTGCATTTGACTTGGCTCTGCCGGTTGAAACGCTGACAGCCGAAAAAATTGCCAATATTCGCAGCCTAGCCACGCAATCGATTGATAGCCCACGCCAAGCGGCATTAACGGCTGATGTTGTAACCGGCAACTGGAAATCGTCTAGTACGCCAAAAAATGCCGGTGGATTAAGCCCAACAGAGTTTGTTCAGGCGCTGAAAGGCAGTGATGCGTCGTCAACGCTGACAATGATGGAGTTGCCGGAGGTCCAGAAAAAACTGCGTGGCGGCAACTTCGAGGTGTTCCAGCTTGGCGATGGCGAAGTCTTTTTTGGGTTGGAAAAGTCCTATAATTACGACGACGTTTACGGGCTGACCGACAACCCGACTTATGTGAAGGTTGAGGGTGGACCTGAACTGACAGGCGATGAAAAGGCGCTTGTCAGCGTTATAAACAATGAGGTCGGCGCAAAGGGCGTAGGCAAGGCAACAGTCCTGAAGGCCATTGAAGAGGGCGCGACAGCATTAGATGCGTTTGCAGTGCCTTCAGAGCGATTTCCTGATGGATTTTTACCAGATTTCTATGGTAGTTTTGGGTTTGAAGAAGTGGGCCGAATCGATTTCGATCCATCTTTCTACAGCCAGACGGAATTGGCTGACCTGGAGGACTATTGGCGATCTACTGGCTGGGACGAAAGTGCTGGCCCACCAAAGATTGTCATTATGAAATGGACTGGTAACGATGGCTTTCGAGCAGACGCAACTAAACGCTTTGTCAAAGAAGGTCGCTTCTACGCTGGGGAAGCAGCTACTGGAATATTCGCCGGAGCAGGCGATCTTGTTCGAGCAGGCGATGGGCCGAATCTTGAAGCGGCACAAAGGGGACGCAGCGTTGGTGACCCCGCAGGAAATCTTGGGAGCGCAGGACTTGGTTCTGGATCACTTGCTCCCGATCGACTTGCAGCGGTTGCAAGAGAACTCCTAACACTACCTGACGCAGCAGTCGAAAACCTGGGCATAGACCCGTCCCGACTTACACAAGTGCGGGATGATTTGGGCTTGTTCAGGTAATGGCCCAGAAAACAATCAAGCTGGACTACACGCCGCAACCAAAACAGGCGTTGCTGCATAAGTGTCGTGCCAAGCAGATATTGTTTGGCGGTGCTGCTGGCGGCGGCAAGTCGCATAGCGGACGCTGGGATGTCATCGGCTTTTGCTTGGAGAACCCTGGCTTGCAGGCGTTCATCTTCAGGCGCTCGCTGCCTGAACTTGACAGCAACCACATACAGCCGTTGAAGAAGGAAATGCCGTCAGAACTTGGCAGCTTCAATGAAACGCGCAAACGATACGAGTTTTATAACGGCAGCACGATCCAGTTCCAGTATCTGGAGCGCGACAGCGATTGTGACCGTATTCAGGGAACAGAGATACATATAGCGCTGGTCGATGAGGCGGGGCAGATGACCCCGTACCAGCTTGGTTACATCAAGTCGCGTATGCGTCTGGGCAACTTTCAGGCCAAGCAGGCAGAGTTCCTGCCGCGCTTGGTGATGACGGCCAACCCTGGCGGTCAGAGCCATAATTTCTTAAAAGCGCTCTATATCGACCCGGCACCGGCTGAGAGTTATTTTTACGATCACACCATGCGTGATCCCAATAATGCCGCCGACAAGGGCTGGCTGACGATGTATATCCCGGCCAAGATGGCCGACAACAAATATATTGACCCGTCATATGCATCCAGTTTTAGCGCCTTGCCTGAAGAACTTGGCCGCGCCTTGCGTGAAGGCGACTGGGATCTGGTCGTTGGCAGCTTCTTTGGCGATGTGTGGAAACGCGATCTGCATGTGATCAGGCCGTTTGATATTCCTGAACACTGGACACGGTTCAGGTCATTTGACTGGGGCAGCGCATCACCTTTTTCCGTTGGGTGGTGGGCTGTCGCAGACGATCACGACGAGTTCCCTGATGGCGCATTGATCAGATACCGCGAGTGGTATGGCTCCAGCGGCAGGCCGAATGTCGGCTTGCGTATGACGGCAGAAGAGGTCGGCGCCGGTATTCGCAGCCGTGAGGGCTATGAGCGCATTGATTTCAGCGTGGGCGATCCAAGCATATGGAAATTTGATGGTGGCCCGTCGATTGGTGAGCGTCTTAGCAAAATGGGCGTCAAGTTCCGGCGTGCTGACAACAGCCGGATCAATGGCTGGGATCAGGTGCGCCAGCGCCTGATAGGTGATGATGGTATCCCAATGCTTTTTATATCTAGCGACTGCGTGGACACGATCAGGACGCTGCCGGTACTCACACACGACAAGCACCGCCTCGAAGACATCGACACCACGCAAGAAGATCACGCGGCTGATGACATCCGTTATGCCTGCATGGCAAGGCCGTGGCAGCGCAGGGCGCCGGAAATAGATGAAGACCCGTGGCGTCCACCCACCATTGACGAAATGATGGCAGGGCTGGAACACGCGACCAAGCCGCAAGGCTGGAGATTGTAAATGGCTGAATCCTACGCATATGACCGTGAGCCTACCAAAAAGGCTGATCGTGCGGCGTATTGGAATGATCAGATCAGGCGTGCGCGTAAGTTTGAAGAAACCTGGCATGACCGCTGCTTTGACATCATAGACCGTTATCGGGATGACACGCCGGAGCGCACCACACGCGAAACACGGATGAACATCTTCTACAGCAATGTGGATACACTGAAATCCAGCCTTTATTTTAAGACGCCAAAGCCGCGTGTGACACGCCGTTTCAAAGACCAAGACCCCATCGGGCGCATCATATCAACCGTCCTGCAACGCGGTTTGCAGTATCAGCTTGATGTTTACAACTTTGATGCAGCCGTCAGGCGTGTGGTCGAGGACATGCTGATTGTCGGGCGCGGCGTCATGCGAATGGTCTATGAGCCACTGCTGGTTGAAGGCGATCCAGAGCGCATCCCCCTGCAAGTCAACAATGTCATGGGCATTGGCGAGGTGGCACCGGGTCAAATGGGCGAGGTGCCAATCGGTCAGTCCTTTGTAGACCGCGAGGGCAATGCGGTTGACCAAGACATGGTCAAGATGGATGCCATGGGCGCGTTCATGGAAGGTGATCCGATTGAATATATCGGTGAGCAATCAATCCGGTGTGAATATGTGCATTGGGCTGATTTCACCATGTCACCAGCCAGATCGTGGGAGGACGTGCATTGGATTGCGTTCAGGCACCTGATGACCCGCCAGGAACTGGTTGACTATTACGGGGCCAAGGGTGAGCAAATCGCAATCACATATCATGGGGATACAAACAGCGGCTATGATGACAATCAGATGCCGTCGATGGCTGAAGTCTATGAAATCTGGGACAAGCGCAGCCTGAAGCAGATATTCATAGCCACTGACTTTGATGACATTCTGGAAGAGTTTGAAGATCCCTATAATCTTGAAGGCTTCTGGCCTATGCCAGAGCCGCTATATGCCATCAGCACGACAGACACCACGCTGCCTGTGCCTGAAATCCTGACATATGAAGACCAGCTATTTGAACTTGATCTGATCACACAGCGGATCGCCAGCCTGACTGACGCGCTCAAAAGGCGCGGTGTATATGACGCATCATTCCAAGAATTGCAGCGCCTGGCTAACGCCACAGACAATGAGTTTGTGCCAGTAGATAATATGGCGATGCTGCAAGCCGGTGGCGGTCTGGCCAACGTCATGCAAGAGGCACCGCTGGACAATCTGATCAAGGCGCTGGCACAGCTTTACCAGTCGCGCCAGATCGTGGTGCAGACCATATATGAAATCACCGGCATATCGGACATCATGCGCGGCCAGTCGGCCAGCCGTGAGACAGCTACCGCGCAGCGCATCAAGGGCCAGTTCGGGGCCATGCGCCTTGTCAACCGGCAGCGGCGCGTTGAACAGTTCCTTGACCAGATCATGGAACTAAAAGCCGAATTGATGGTTGAAAACCTTGAGCCGTCACTGCTGTCACGCATTACAGGCATCAACATCCCGCCAGAGGCCGTCGCAGTCATGCGTGATGAGCGCCTGCGCTCTTATCGTATTTCTGTCGATACTGAGGAATCTGGCGCGATGGACAGCGCATCAGAGCAACGCAGCCGGACAGAGTTCCTGACAGCCTCTGTGCAGTTCCTGCAAGCCATCGGGCCAATGGTGCAAAGCGGTGCTATCGGCTTTGATCAGGCCAAGCAAATGCTGCTGTTTGCAGCACGGGCATTCCCTGGCGCACGCGATCTTGAAGAAAGCCTAGAGAGCATTCAAGCACCGCAGGCAGGCCCAAGCCCGACAGACAAGCTGGTCGAGGTAGAAGCCGCCAAGGTACAGGCGCAGACACAGCAGGCAGCAGCAGATGCACAAGTGAAGGTCGCACGCCTTGAACTTGATCAGCAGAAGGCAGCACAAGACGCAGCATTCAAGCAGCAAAAGCTGGAGATTGACGCTGCCAAAGTGGTGACAAACGGATGAAAAACACTGAAGCAGTCGGCAAAATGACCTGGCTGCTAGGCCAGAGTGAGGCGCACTGCAACTGGACTGTGGACGATATCCACCGCCTGATCCTGCCGCCGGTTGCCTTGCAGCAGTTCCGCATCTGGGAAGTTGAAAGCCATCCTGTCGGGTTTGTCACCTGGGCCATGCTGAATAAAGAAGCGGAGCAAGGCTATTGGGACGGCACAAGGCAGTTGCAGCCGGATGACTGGCAGGCAGGCGAAAACCTGTGGCTGATTGATTTCATCGCGCCTTATGGCGGCGTCAGGCAGATGGTCAAAGAGGGCCGTGATCATCTGCGTTCAATATTTGGCCAAGGCGTCTTGGGACGCGCAAACCGCATTAGCAGGGGCAAGGGATGGTTCGCAGTTACTTGATTGAAAACCGCATCTGCTACCAGGGCGATGGCAACGGCGGCGGCGGTGGTGGCGGTGGTAGCAATAACCAAGAGCCTGATCGGTCATTTGGTGAGCAGCGTTTAGCTGGTGGCACCACCAATGTGATTGATACATCGCGTCGTTCAAACCCTGCCGTTGAGTTGTCTGATGAGGATTTTGATGAAACGCTACAACAAGACATAGCAGCAGCATCAGCCGCTAGGTCTGGCGTTGACATGAGTAATTATGACGACAGCAATTTCAACTACGGGCCAGATTTTGCCACAGCAGTTAGGGCAACTGGTCTCGTAAACCAAGCCGCTGATCCCTTGGCTATGCAACAGCAGCTTGCACAAAGCCCCACACTTCAAAATGCGATGGTCAATCTCTCCGGCGGTGTGGCACCGGCACCGGCTCCTAGCAGCCAAGAACAAAACGCCTTTCGCAGGGAAATGGCTCTCAACCTTGTTAATAACGCGGCACAAGATTCGCTTGCAGACCCAGATCGGCCAGCGCCGCGTGATCGCGTTGATCGTGCGCCAGGGCGAAATGACCCAATGAGTGGGTTTTTTGCAGACGCTTATGATGACCTATATGGCGGCACAGCGCCGGGTACGGGCATTGGCTCTATACTGAGTGGCGGCATACTGGGTGGGCTAACCAATGCGCCAGACCCAGCCGACGCGGCTGCCTTCAATGTAGGGCAGTTGATGTCTTTAGACGGCGCGGTGCGTGACCCGCAAACCGGCTTGGTTTCTGGCGCACAGGCTGGGCGGGGTACACTCAGCATGAATCCGTTTGGCATGGTGACTTACAGCGGCGTCAATGACCCAAACTATGAAGGTGCCTTTCAAGGTTTGGTGCGCGGCACTGCTGGACAGAATGAAGTGCAAAGCGGTGATGAAACTCAGCAAATGATGCAGGCATCAGCCCCGCCACCAGCAGTTGACCCCGGCACCACAACACCAGAACAGATTGATGATCTGGCAATCAATTATCTGCGGAACCCGTATTACCTCTATGGCGGCGCAGGCAACCTGTTCCAGCCCTACGGCTATGCGCCCAACACCCTGGTCGATCTGCTGCAAACGCGCGGCATGACCATGCCTGACCAAGCCGCACCAAATCTCAACCTGTTTGGCAACCCAACGGACTTCACATGATTGAAATTGACATGGATCGCGCTGACCAAGCCTTTCAGGCGCTGTCAGAGCAAGAAAAAGAAATCATTCGCGAGGCGCTGGATAGCCCTTTGGCTGGCGTGCTGAACAAGATATTTCCAGAAATCATGCAGGCCATCGGCAGCTTCAACAAGCCACGCCGGAAGATGGATGCAGAAATGCGCCAAGTGGCGGCAGGGATGCTGATGAGATGACCACATATGTATACCGGGACGGCAAGGTCGTTCCCAAAGAAAGCGCCGCCCCCAAGGGCGGCGTTTCCATTATGAGGGACATTGAACCGTATCAGAACATGAAGGATCGCGGGTGGATCACCAGCCGTTCACAGCACCGCGAGTTTCTGCGGCGCAACAACTTTGTCGAGGTCGGCAACGAGCAAAACCACTTACTGGATTAAAGGACAAAACAAATGCAGCTTGATAGCACTCCTGAAGTTGAGGCAACGACCCCAGCAGCGGAGCCAGCAAGGCCCGAAACCGTAGCCGAAACACTGGCAAAAACACTCCAGTCATTTGAAGGTGAAGCAGATGAAGCGCAACCAGCAGAAGAGGCTGATACGCTACCAGAGGCTCCAGAGACAGATGAACAGACAGATGAACAACCTGATGAGCCGGATGCAGAGGTTGATGAGGCGGATGAGGCAGAAGCTGAAGAAGATGAACCCGCTGAACTAGAGGCGCTGGCCGCGCCCAACCATTGGCCAAAAGATTTTGCCGGAAAGTTTGAAGCGCTTGAGCCTGCTGCACAGCATATGTTCATGGAGCGCTATAAAGACCTAGAAGGCGACTACACAAAGAAAACGCAAGCCTTGGCGCAGTATCGCAAGCGACAGGAAGCGTTTGACGAGATCATGAAGCCGCACAAAAGCGATTTTGAGCGTGCTGGCATGGACGAGGTGGGGGCAGTCAGACAACTGCTTGCCGCCCATGACTATCTGCAAAAAGACCCTCAAAACGCTATTGCCTGGCTTGCAAACCAGTACGGCGTGGATGTGGGTGCAGTCGGCAACGACCCAGCGCTAGAGGATGAATATGCAGACCCGCAAGTAAAGCAGTTGCAGCAACAAGTTGCCCAGCTAACTGGCTTTATTCAAAATCAACAGACACAGCAGCAGAGCCAGGTACAGGCCAGCACGCAGTCACTGATTGACCAATTCGCAGCAGAAACTGATGCAAACGGCAATCCCAAGCACCCGCACTTTGAAAGAGTGCGCGGCGTGATGGGAACGCTTATCAGTTCTGAAAATGCTAAAGACCTGAACAGCGCGTATGAGATGGCGGTCTATGCCGATCCAGAACTGCGTCAAGAGCAAGTCAAGGCAATGGCCGCAGCACAGTCGCAAGACAATGTGAAGACAGAAGCGGTCAAGAAAGCGAAGAAAGCAGCCAGGTCAAAAGTCAGAGGCAGTGCAACACCAGCCGCGCCAGCGCTACCAGCCAATGCGTCTATTCGTGACACAATCAATGCGTCAATTAGACAACTGGAAAATGGAAGGAGCTAGCCCATGGCCAGCCCGAATCTTTCAGAAATCGTCACGACCACGCTGCGAAATCGTAGCCGGACGCTTTCTGACAACGTAAGCAACCACAATGCGTTGCTGCGTAGACTACGCGAGAATGGCAATCAAACGTCCGTGACAGGGCGCGATATTGTCCGCGAACTTGAGTATGCCGACAATGGAACTGTGCAGTTCTATTCAGGCTATGAGACACTTGATGTCTCACCATCAGACGTTCTGTCTGCTGCCGTCTTTGACTATAAGCAGCTTGCCGGTAACGTCACCATCTCTGGCCTAGAGCAAGTCAAAAACTCTGGCACAGAGGCCATCATTAATTTGCTTGAGGCACGCATCAACGTGCTTGAAAAGTCGATGATGAATAGCTTGAGCACCAGCATCTACTCCGATGGAACCTCGAGCAGCGGCAAAGAGATTGGTGGCCTTCAGCTTATCGTGGCTGATGCAGGCACCGGAACAGTAGGTGGCATCAATTCAAGCACTTTCACCTTCTGGCAAAACGTCCAGACCACTGCAACGTCAAGCGCGTTCAGTACAGCCAACGTCCAGGCAGATATGAACAACATCTATCTGCAACTGGTACGCGGCGCTGACAGCCCTGACCTTGTTATGGCTGGCACCAATGCCTACAAGGCGTTTTTGGGTAGCCTTCAGGCCATCCAGCGCATCACCAGTGACGATCTGGCTAACTCTGGTTTCACCAGTGTCCAGTACCTGAACAGCGATGTGGTGTTTGATTCATCTTGTAACACTGACCGGATGTATTTCCTGAACACAGACTATCTGCGTCTGGAAGTTGCTGCATCCCGTGACTTTGTTCCAGGTGAAGCAAAAATGTCCGTTAACCAAGACGCAATGGTGACGCCAATGTTCTGGTCAGGAAATCTGACCTGTTCAAACCGCGCTCTCCAAGGCGTGATCCACACTTAAAGGAAGGGGAACTGTTATGACTATTGCAGCAGTAATGGGGATTGACCCCACAGCAGTTGCTGACACTCCTGAATTTCAGTTGGGTCAGCTTGGTGCCATCGTTGACGACACCAGCGGCACACGCATCTACAAATATGTCCAGTATGACACTGGCAGTGGAAGCGTTGCGGCAGCAAGCGGTAACGCCGCTTACTATTACACTTTGGATGGCTACAAGCTGTTCAAGGTAACGTCTGATCTGTCCGACTCTATTGAGATTGGTGCAGGCATTCTGCAATCAGCGCCGACTGACGGCCAGTATTGCTGGGTGCAGATCAAAGGCATGGCAACGATGGCCGCAGCCCTGACAGCAGGCGCTGACGGTGATCCGCTGACGCCAACTGGTTCAGCAGACGGCAAGCTGGATGTTTCAGCAGATGTGACAGACAACGTCTGTGCCATTGCTGGCGACATCAGCGACAAGGAAATCATCTGCGATTTCCCAATGTAAAACCACGGGGGCGGGGAAACTCGCCCCCTTTTTCTATGCAATCGGGAGGATTGATATGAGCGAAAAGGGCATCTTTTTCGAGCGAGAACTTAACGGCCAAAAGCGTGACTTTTGCCGGATTGAAATTGCAGGCGTTCGGGACATCTGGGAAGGACCAGCGCGGCCAGAAGATTTGCAGCGCTTTCCTGTTGAATGGAAGGCGTACAAAGGCAAAAAGAAAAAGCCGCGCACTAAAGGCACCGGCCTGGTTGACTTGCCAGGCATGACAGAGCCACGCCGGACTGAACTTGAATTGCACGACATTGAAACGATTGAAGCACTGGCAGCAGCAGAAGAAACAACGCTGCGCGGCATTGGTGAGCCTTATGTTGAACTTGCCAAGATTGCCAAGCTGCAAGTCGAAGCGACAAAACAAAAAGATGACCTAGTGGTCGAGGTGGCCGTCGCGGCCCAGACCTTGGCAGAAGAGGTGAAACATGAGCCTGCTGACAATAGCGCAAGCAGTAGCTGACTTTACAGGGTTTGAACGTCCGTCAACCGTTGTTGGCAACACAGACCCCATTGCACGCCAGCTATTTGCCTTCATAAACCGTGAGGGCAAGCAACTGATGCGCTCAAACAACTGGCCGGTGCTTCTGAAAGAACACACCTTCAACACGGTCAATGGCACGCAAAGTTACGATCTTCCGACTGACTATGATCGCTCTGTGGGCAGCACAATGTACAACCGCACCGATCTGGATCAAATGGTCGGGCCTATCACGCCGCAGCAGTTCCAGCAGGATCGCTATGGCACAGCCAGCGCAGGCATCACGCAAAAGTTCCGCTTCAAGCCGTCAAGCAATGTCCTTAAGTTTGACATCACCCCGACACCGACATCAGCCGAAAGCATTGGCTTTGAGTATGTCAGCAGTCACTGGAATCAAAGCAGCGGCGGCACCTCACAGGCCGCTATGGCGGCAGACACAGATATCGGCATCCTAGATGAAACACTGATTGAGATGGGCGTCACCTGGCGGTTCAAGCAGAACCACGGCCTGACATATGATGAGGATTTCAGGCAGTACCAGCTAGAACTGCGCCAAGCCATTAGCCGCGCAGGCGGTGCGCCGGTCATCAGCCTGGATGATGCCAGACGCCTGCTGGTCAGCCCATACAGCTACAATCTGCCTGACAGCGGATACGGGGCCGTCTGATGCTGCAAGCGCTGCCAACTTCCAGAGGCTACCGCGTCAAGGCGGTCAGCGTGCCAGCCCCTGTGGGCGGCCTGAACAGCCGTGACAGTATTGATGCAATGGCACCAACAGATGCGCTGATCATGTCCAACTTTTTCCCGACGGTGGAGAAAGTCACCCTGCGCGACGGATACACCAGTTTTTGTACAGGGATCGGCACCGGCAATGTTGAAACACTGGTGGAACACAATGCTGGCGCAAACCGGCAGCTTTTGGCAATCGGTAGCAACGGCACGCTGTACCAGATTGACAGCGGGACAGCCGTCAGCAAGAAAACCGGCCTTGCCAACGGCAGGGCAGAAAGCATTGAGTTCAACAACCACACCATCTTTGTGCCGTCCGGGGCAGACGTGCCTTTTAGCTGGGACGGGTCAAGCGCCAGCAATCTGTCGATCACGCTGTCTGATAGCGTCAACGCAAACACGCTGACCGGCGTACACGCGCACAAAAACCGCGTCTATTACTGGACTGGCACAAGCCAGAACTTTTACCACAGCGCCACTGTGGACACCTTTCAGGGCAACTTTACCAAGTTTCCCGTTGGTCTGGTCGGCACATTCGGCGGCAACATCATTATGATCAACACGCTCACCATTGATGGCGGTGAGGGCGTTGATGACCTTCTGTGCATCATCATGACCAGCGGCGAGGTGCTGCTGTATTCAGGTTCTAACCCTGCCAGTGATTTTAGCCTGGTTGGTACGTTCCGCATTGCAGAGCCGATCAATGAGAAACGCGCCATTGCCAAGTTGGGCGGCGATGTAATCGTGATGACCAAAGAGGGCTATCTGCCTTTGAGCCAGGTCGTGCGCCAGGACATTGTGGGCAACAAGGCAGCAGCCATTTCAGAGAAGATTCGCGGCACCGTCATCAGTCAGGTCAAGGCCACCGGCACATCAACCGGCTGGCAAGTCTTTGTTAGCCCTGACGGTGACAAGGTTTATTTCAACTATCCGACTGGCGACCTTGATCCCTTCAACCAGCATGTGTTCAACCCGATCATCAGGGCGTGGTGCATCTTTGAAAATTTGCCAGCCCATGTCTGGGGGCAGTTCAATGGGGATACGTTTTTCGGTAGTTCAGGCGGCGTTGTATTCAAGGTGACTGGTGATGCTGATAATGGTGAAAACATTGTTGGTGATTTGGCAACGGCCTACAATTATTTCGGCGACAGAGGCGGTGTGAAGCGCTTCAGTAGCGTGCAGCCCATGCTTGAGGGCGAGACTGACATTGTGTTCAGTTTTGGCGTAGGCGTCGATCAAACGCCTGTCGCGACCATTGATGTCTCGCCGGTTACATTTCAGTCAAATCTGGCGGCGTGGGATACCGCCACCTATGACGACTTTTTCTGGGCTGACACGGCTGGCGCTGGCGTTACCAAGCGGCGCAAGGCGGTCAACCGGCTAGGCTACTCCAGTGCATTGCGGATCAAGGTTGCAACCAGCACGCAGACAATCTCCTTCATCAGCGCTCACTATACATTTGCACCAGGGGGGCCACTGTAATGGCATTTTCCGGCGGTACGTTTTCACGCACATTTGACTGCACGACAGATCGTGACAATGGCGTCAAAATCCTTGCATCCAAGTTTGATACTGAACTAGACGGATTCGCAACCGGCCTGTCCACTTGCATCCTGAAGGACGGCACACAGACATGCACGGCTGCAATTCCGTTTGCAGAGGGTCTGACTTTACCTGACAACAAGACCATCGTTCTAGGCACAAATAGTGACATCACCATTCAGTATGATGAAAGCACAAACGACAGCCTCGAGATTGCAGCCAATGTAGAGGGCGCGGCACTTGGCATCGTGCTGAAGGCTGACCAGGGCGACGACAATGCAGACCAGCACAAGCTGAACATTGCTGACGGCGGCACACTGACGCTTGGAAGCAAGATCAGCGGCAGCTTTGTCAATTACCTCACCCACACGCCCAACAGCACTGTCGCCAGCAGCACAACGGCTGTTGCAGGCAATCTGACTGTCGGCGGTGATCTGACGCTGGGATCAGGCGCTGTCATCAGCGAGGCTGAGTTAGAGGCGATTGACGGCGTTACAGCAGGGACTGTGACGGCATCCAAGGCCGTCATTGTGGACAGCAACAAGGATATTTCCAGTTTCCGCAACGTGACTCTGACCGGAGAGTTGGACGCTGGGTCACTGGACATTAGCGGCGATGCCGACATTGACGGCACGCTCGAAGCCGATGCCATGACGCTTAACGGCACAGCCATTACAGCAACAGCGACGCTAGACACAGGCATCTCAAACAACAACGTGCCAAAATTCACTAGCGGCGTGGCAGATGATGATTTCCTGCGCGTGGCTGGGACGGCCATTGAAGGCCGGTCTGCATCAGAAGTGTTGTCCGACATCGGTGCAGTCACACAGGCAACCGCGCAAGCCGATGCCACAGCTTTAGCAATAGCGCTAGGATAAGAGGTAAAACATGGCCAACACTTTCAAAGTAGTATCGCACGATGTGATGCCAGCAAGTGCTGGCACGCCAGAAGATTTATACACAACGCCTGGGTCAACCACGACTGTTGTCATTGGATTGTTGATTGCAAACATTCATACGGCGCAAGTCACCGCATCGGTGAAGCTGGTCAGCGATACATCTGGCGGGGGCAGAACCGCAACCAACACCACGACGTTCCTAATCAAGTCAATGCCGATCCCTGTTGGCGCATCAATGGAGGTTCCGCTTGGTGGCAAGCTGGTTCTGGAAACAACGGATAAAGTGCAAATAGACTGCTCTGTTGCTGACAAGGTTTCAGTCACCATGAGCATCATGGAGATTACCTGATGAGCAAGGATAATTTCATTGGCAAGGACGGGCGGCAGACAAGCTATGAGAGCATTATCCGTCAGAACGAACAGACTGTGGTTGCAAGCTTAACGATTGATGCAACTAACAGCGGCATGTCGGCTGGCCCTATCACGATTGACACCAGCACAACCGTCACCGTGAATGGGTATTGGAGCATCATATGAGCAGCGTATTGAATGTGGACACGATTGCTGACAAGGCGGGTACGGGGCCGGTTGCGCTGACGAAGCAACAGGCAGCGAAGGCGTGGATGGTTTTTGACCACGATAACACGACCATAAATTCTAGCTTTAACACAAGTTCAGTGACAGATGACAACGTTGGTCAGTACGACCAAAATTACACGAATGGCTTCACGGGAGTCAAAAATCATTGTTATGTTCCAACATCACAGAATGAATCAGTAAACACAGACTCAAAAGATTACCCCATTGAGAGCAGAACAACGTCTAGCAAAAACGGCGTGAACTGTCTTGAAGGAAACACCACTCGTGATAAAGGGTATAATCATATCAATGTTCACGGAGACCTCGCATAATGGCAAGCATACTCAAAGTCGATACAATCACAGGCGTAACCACGGCTGGGTCTATTGCGGTGACAGGCGAGGGCAACTCGACCACAACGAATTTGCAGCAGGGGTTGGTAAAACATCGGTGTAATTTTGATACGGACAGTTCAACATCTGTGCTAGGTAGTTTTAACAATTCTAGCCTTACAGATAACGGAACAGGTGATACTTCTTTTACGCTGACAAATAATATGAATAACGCCACCTATTCTGCCTTCGCACAATCGGGAGATAAAGAAAGCGGAGACACAGGATTGGTCGCTATGCAGGTGTATGACAACCTGACGCCTAGAACCTCATCTTTATACAGAGTGCATCAGGGGTTTGTTACGTCTATCAATAATTTTATAGCCCTAGACCGTGACTACAATGATGCAGCAGTCTTGGGAGACCTCGCATAATGGCTAGTGAACTTAGAGTAAACACCCTGAAGGATGCCAGCGGGAACAACAGCGTGGCTACGTCGGTTGTGTTCAACGGCACGGCGAAGGCGTGGTGTAGAACAGACCAAACTGCTACGGCATTAGACTCGCACAATATTTCATCTGGAACAGATAACGGAACTGGTGATTACACCTTTTCTTTTACCAACAGTATGAATAATGTCAATTATACTGGTGTTTGCTCTTCAAAATCTAATGACAACAGAGTCTTGTGTTACAGCACTCTAGCTACAGGGAGCATAGCACTTGATTTGTTTGATGCTGATGCTGGAACCCGTGTAGACGGCGGCGGCGGTATGGGCGTATTGGGAGACCTCGCATGAGTAAGGCAGCAGAACTCGCTGCGGAAACCCCTGACTTCCAAGGCACGCATCTGTGGGACAGGCTCTGCTGGGCCAAAGAGAACCTTGAGGGTGTGCAGTCAGACTACCGTGTAGTGTACGAGGACAGCGTTGATGAGTGCGCTAAGATACTGGTGCCTGACCCTAACTGGATGGCGTGTGCGCTACAGGGCGGTATCTTGCCACCTGTCGAAGTTTATTGGGAACTGGCAAAGGACGAGGCCGCAGAGGGCTTTACCAAGCACACTCGCGGCTATCTGCTGCACAACAGCAAGCCTGTTGACGCAATGACAGAAGAACAGGCGATTGAGTACCTCATTATGAAAGACGTGCCGCAGTCTGTGTGGCGCGAATGGGATGGCGGCAACAAACCGAAGATGGTGATCTGCCGCAAGGAACAGCTTCCGGCGACTAGAGAGTGGCGAAATGCTTGGAAGATATCTGAAGACCTAGCCACAAATCATCACATAGCCGCATAGGAGCGATCCACATGGCAACCACCTACATCGTTGATAAGGACGGTAATCAGATTGATGCGTCCGCAGCCACAGTCCCATCAGACCGGCACTTTCGTGGTGCTTGGTCACTGTCGGGCAAAGTCATTTCTGAGGATATGGACGCAGCCCAAGCAATCTTTAAGGATAAAATACGTGAGGTACGCGCACCCCTGCTGGCAGCAGAAGATGTCGTTTTTATGAAGGCACTAGAAGCCGCCGACAGTTCTGCACAATCCGCATCTGTGGCCAAAAAAACAGCCCTGCGTGATGCACCGGCTGCATCTGCAATTACCAACGCCTCTGACATTGCCGCGCTCAAGGCAGCTTGGGACACGGCTGTGCTTGGCGACAGCCCATACGCATAATGGCAAAGCCCACAGCCGCATCTGTGCAAGCACAGATCGACACTCACGAAGCTGTGTGTGCTGAGCGTTGGAAGGAAACCATCCTGCGGATCAAGCGCATCGAACACATCATGATAGGTACGGCTGGCACCACCATCGTTTTGCTTGTAGGCGTCCTGCTGGGGCAGTGATCCACGCTTTTCTGCTGTTCGTGTTCCTGGACGGCAAGCTGGTTTCAAACAATCTCTATTTCTATAGCGTTGATAACTGCACTTACTTTGCTCGTGCGCTGCATAAGCAAGGTGGGCAGATCACGGCCTATTGTCTGCCTAAGCTCATAGATCCAGATAAAGTGAAGGTGTACTGATGCTTGATCCAGTCACCATCGGCACGGCTGTCCAAGTGGCGACCGGGGCCTTCAAGGTGCTGCAAAAAGGTTTTGCGGCGGGGCGTGAGCTAGAGCAGATGACGCAGGATCTGTCACGCTGGATGTCTGCTGTCTCGGATGTCGATCACCTAGAGAAGAGCGCCAATAACCCCAGCCTGTTCCTCAAGCTCACCAAGGGCAAGAGCATTGAGAGCCTTGCCCTAGAAGCCTTTACGGCCAAGAAACAGCTTGAAGACCAGCGCTATCAGCTAAAGCAGATGATCCAGCTCACCAGAGGCGTAGCTGCATGGAACGAGCTGATCGCACTGGAAGGCAGGATCAGGAAGCAACGTCAGGAGGCGATATACGCAGCTCAGCAGCGCCGGCAGAAAATCATCGAATACATTGCCTGGACCGTCGTCATTGGCGCTGGCTTTGCTGTGCTGACAGCGTTTGTGCTTTTGCTCAAGTCGCACACGGCGCAGGCGCAAGCAGCCAATGATCTGACGGTCTGCCGCTTGGTCAAGTGTATGAAGATCGACAAGGACACCACAGCGTGCGTCTATAGGGGCGCTCACAACACACAAGAAACCATGATGTTCTCGCCGCGTGAGTTCCGGCCACGCGAATACCTGTGCCAGTGGGACATTGACCAGCCGCCACCGCCTGACATTTACGAGACGTTAAAAGGCATCAGGGACAGCCGAAATTGAACCGCATCATTTTTGGCGCAGACGACTATCTAAAATCATGGGCAGCGAAGCGCATTGGCATCAACCAGTTTGGGCCAAGCGTGGCGATTGGCGTGCAGCGTGACGATCAGATCATTTGCGCCACCATTTACCATGACTTGAGAGAAGGGCAGATCGAGGCGTCAATAGCTGCATCCTCCCGGCGCTGGGCGTCCCGATCTGTCCTGCATACATTGTTCGCCTATCCGTTCAAACAAGTCGGGGCGCACCGGCTGCTAGTGCAGTGCAGCGAGGCCAACGCCAAGGCAATGAAGATGAACAGGCAGCTAGGCTTTACGCAAGAGGGCAGGCTGCGGCATCTGCATGGGCCAGATGATGGCATTCTGTGGGGCATGTTGAGGGATGAATGTAAATGGATAAAGGGTCAAAGTAATGGGCAAGTCAGCGCCTTCACCACCACCAGTTCCTGATCCAAACGAACTGATCAACGCTCAAAGCAATGCAAATCGCATCACGCAGTTTACGCCGTATGGCAATCTGCTGTTCGGATCTGTGGGCGATCAGGGGCAGTTTGTTCAGGGTCCAGTGCCGGACGATGGGCAGGCGGCAGCGTTCACACAGGAAACACCGTTTCAAGCACAGATGCGTGCGGCGACTGAAGGCACCGGCCTGGGGCTGGGCAATCTGGCATTCAATCGCGTCACAGGCCGACAAGTGGTTGGTCAGAACGCTGATGGCTCACCGATCTTTGCTGACGACCCTGATTTCCAGAACCCGTTTAGAACGGCCCCAACATTGGCTGGCGTGCAGCAGTCACAGGACATTGACCCGACCACTGGCCTGCCTGCGTTCCAGAGCCAGATCAGCACCAACACGCCTATGCCCACCAGCATCAACACTGAAGGTCTGACGGCCTTACAGAGCGACCCAGAGGCGTTTCGCAGTAACATTGAGCAAACACTGTTTAACCGCCAGCTAGGGCTGTTGCAGCCAGAGTTTACCCAGCAGCGTGAGGCGCTTGAACAGAACCTCGCAGATCGCGGCATCCCGATCACATCACAGGGCTACAACGATGCTGTGAACCGTCTCGAGACACAGCAAGGTGAACAACTAGGGCGTCTGGCACAGCAGGCGACACTGGCGGCAGGGCAGGAATCTGACCGGCTGGTCAACCAGGCACGTAACATCAGAGCGCAGCAGTTTGGTGAGCGTGCGGCCAGCGGTGAGTTTGGACTGGCGGCGCAGGGCCAAGGCTTTAGTCAAGCGGCTGCTAACACGCAGCTTGCCAACGCGGCACGCCAAGACACTGTGGCCAATCAACTGCTGTCAAACCAGATCGCTAATCAAGCACGCAGTCGCCAGATTGCAGAGCGCAATGCGCTGCGCGGTCAAAACTTCAACGAACTGGCAGCACTGCTGGGTGGCCCACAAATCCAACAAGGCAGCTTCTTTGCACCTGGTGGCATTGATACGCAGGGCGCGTTTGGCGCACAGATGGCGGCGCAGCAGAACGCCTATTCACAGGCGATGCAAAATCGTTCAGCAAATCTTGGCGGACTTTTCGGATTGGCTGGCAATCTTGGCGCAGCTTACTTGTTGAGGTAGACGATGGCACACACACCATTCCACGGTCTGATGCAACCAGGCCAACGCCCGTCAATGCAGTTTCAGCAGCTCAATCAGGCGTATCAGTCCGATCCGCGGCGCATCCTTGGTCAAGCGCTGATGGGGCAGGGTGCGAGTTCTGCGCCGGTCAGGACGCCACTACAAGGGCTTGGCAGGCTGTCTAGCGCACTGGTGGGCGCGTATCTACAGCGCAAGGCTGGTGATGCACAAGTCGAGCGTGAGACTGAAATGACAAATCAGATCATGGGAATGCTGGGGCCGAATGTGGCTCCAGGTGTTCGCGCTGCTGTGGCTGCCAATCCAACAGCCGCGCAACCCGCATTGCTAGCGGCGCAGCTTGCGCCAACATCGAAATTAGCAACTCAGCAGTTAGAGGGCGCACCGGGCGCTGTAGTTGTTGGCACTGAAACGACAGGCCCATTTGGCAATACACAGTTTACGCCTAGCAGTGTTTACAAGCCATCAAAACCAGCGGACAGCTTTAGACCTCTGAATGCCTCTGAAATCTCTGCTTACAATATCCCAGAAGCAGATGCATCAAAGTATCAAATCAATCAAACAACAAATGAAATTGAGCAAATTGGTGGGTCTGCGCCAACTGTCAACATCACTCAAGAAGCTCAACAAGCTGGGGAGACAGAATTTGCAAAAGGTATTGCTAAGAGCCAAGTCAAACAGCTTGAGACTTTGACAGAAAAAGCGAACCTGTCGTCTGAAAATGAAGATGCAATAAATTCAATTCTGACCCTTTATAATCGGGTCGAAAGTGAAGGCTTGGATTTGTCTGCTTTGACCGGCCCCGGTGCAGAATTTAAACTAAACCTCAAGGAATCACTTGCAAGCATAGGCGGGTTGTTTGGGTTCAATCTGGATGAGTTGGGCATTGATGTTGATCAAATAACGGATCAGCAATCTTTGCGTGCTGCCTTCAATAAACTCAGCTTGGAAATGACCAAAGTTCTGAAAGGTGCGATTTCTGAAAAGGAATTGGCTGTGGCTCAACGTGCGACTGCTAATTTTGGCAACACTCCAGAAGCAAACAGAATGATTCTGCTGACACAAAGGGCAGCGGCAGCAAAAGCGCGTGCGGTTGAAAATGAGGCGTTTAGGTACATTGAGGCCAACGGGAATCTTGGCAAAGGCTCATTGGATGGTGAGGAATACAATAGTTTCACCCAATACCAACGTGAGTTTGTAAACCGCGACAAAGAGTTTGTAATCAAACAAGTCATCCCAGAAATCAATTCTCTGAGTGAGATGAAAGCGTTGGTAAAAATCGCTGGTGGTTTGAAAAATTTGTCTGATGAAACGGTTCAACTCATGGATCAAAAATTGGGGACATTCTAATGAGCAAAGAAGCAAGGGATCGTCTTTCAAATGCTTTGAATGCAGCGCCAGAAACGATGGGAAATGCGAGTGGTAGCGCGTTCACTGATTTCAGCCGCGCTGGCGCACAAGGTCTTACGTTCGGATTTGCGGACGAGATAGAGGCGGCTGTAAGGGCGGCTTTTGACAGTGGCAAAACATATGCAGAAGTGGTGAAGGATGTCAGAGGCCAAATTGACAGCTTTAGACAACGCAACCCAGCCGCTGCCTATGGCACAGAGATAGCTGGTGCAATACTGCCAACTATAGCCGCACAGTTTATTCCTGGGGTAGGTCAAGCTGCAACGGCTGGCAGAGCAACGCAACTAATGCGTTCCGCTGGCATGGGAGCCGGTAGTCAAAGGGTTGCCAGAGTTGCAGGCACAAGTGGCGCACAAAGCGCGATCTATGGCGCAGGGGCGGCTGAAGGCGGTATTGCAGAGCGTTTACCTAGTGCAGCAGCATCAGGCGCAATTGGCGCTGTTGCAGGCCCAGTGGTGGACAAGGTAGCGCCAGCGATCACGGCAGGGGCGGCTGATCTAATAAAAAAAGGTGTAGCGCTTACACCTGGGCAGGCTGTTGGCGGCTCAAGCCTGCTTGGCACGGCATTGCAACGTGCAGAAGAACGTGCGGCTGACACTGTGCCACTTTTGGGTGACGCAATTAGAGGCGCGTTTGACCGCGCAACGGCTGGCTTCAATCGCGCTGCGGTTACGGAAGCGCTTGCGCCACTTCAAACAAAAGTGCCAAAAAATCTTGAAGGCAAAGAACTAATTGGCTACGGCCAGCGGCTGATAAGCAACGCTTACAACGCTACCTTGAGCAAAATGAAAATAGAAGATGTAATGCCTCTTGCATCAGAAATGGACACCATAACTAAAGATTTATCAGACGACATTGCAAAAGACGTTCAAGGCCGCGTTTCCCGCTACATTACCAAAAAATTTAAAAACGGCGGTATGTCTGGGCAAGATATCAAAAAAGCCCAAACACTTTTGCGTAAAGATATTTTGCGTTTGCGCCGTGAGGGCAGTGAAATTGGAGCGCGTAAAGCTGATGCGCTCGAAGATATTCGCAACGTATTCAGTGCAGAGTTGCAAAAAGCAAACCCGGTTCAAGGCCCAAAACTAAACCAAATTGATGAAGCCTATGGTCAGTTTGAGATTGTGCGAAACGCAGAACTGCGCCGCAAAACCAGTGAAGGGTTTTTACCCGGTGATTTGCTGCAATCGGTGGCAAAAGGCGATGTCACAAAGAGGCAGTCAAAATTTACTGCTGGGGAAGCCCGGATGCAAAACCTTGCGCGTGAGGCTCAACAAGTAATGGGCAACAAGACGCCAGACAGCGGCACAGCGGCAAGATTGATGTCACCCACTGGTATGGGTGTAGCGTCAGCGGGCGGTGGTGCTTTATCACAAGCAGATCCTATAACCATAGGGGCGACTTTAGCCTCGCCAGCGGCATACTCCACATTTGGCGTGCCAATCGCCAGAAACGTTGTGGCTGGATCAGGTCGTGCCTTGAGGGCAGCGGTGCCGGTAGCAGCGGCAAACACGACAGAGCTTAGTCGTCAGGCTTTAGCTGATCTTTTGCGGCGATAAGTGGCCCAGAAAAAGCTGGAGAGGTCGAGCGAGTTTGAGCGCTACGATCTTGACAATGATGGCGTGGTCACTGACGCAGAAATTGAACGCGCCCGTGAAATCCGTGAGACAGAAGACAAGAGCCGCAAGCACCTGGCACAGCTACGCCTAGCTAGGTTCGCACTGATGGGCATGGGCGTTTACACTATTTTGCTGTTCATGCCGTTCATTCCAGACGCACGCATCAAACTACTAAGTGAGGTCAGCCCACTGCTCTACATCAGCTTGTCTGGTGTGGTGGGTGCCTACATGGGCTTCACGCAAATGGGGGATAAGAAATGATCCAGGCATTGATAGGGCCGGTCACCGGCTTGCTGGATAAGTTCATTGAGGACAAAGACCAGAAAGCGAAGCTGGCGCATGAAGTCGCCACGATGGCACAGAACCACGCTCAAGAGTTGGCCAAGGGCCAGCTTGAAATCAACAAGGCTGAAGCACAGCACCGCAGCATCTTTGTGGCCGGGTGGCGTCCTTTCGTGGGTTGGACGTGCGGCATCGCCTTGGCTTGGCATTTCGTGCTGGCACCGCTGACCATGTTTGTTTGCGCCTACATCGGCGTCACGATCCCGGATCTGCCCACCTTTGATATGTCGTCATTGCTTACCGTTCTAATGGGCATGCTGGGCCTTGGTGGACTACGCACGTTTGAAAAGGCCAAGGGCATCGCGAAATGAACAAAGATAAACTGCGCGAAGAACTTGCAGAAGATGAAGGGTGCAAGTTTGAAATCTATCTTGACCACCTTGGTTTGCCTACATTTGGCATTGGCCATTTAGTCAAAGAAGACGACCCAGAACATGGCCAGCCGGTTGGCACACCTGTTGAAGATGAGCGAGTGCGTCAGGTTTTTGCCCTTGACCTTGCTGTCACCATTGAAGACTGCCGCGCATTGTATGACAACTTTGATGAACTGCCAGAGGACTGCCAATTGATCATCGCAAATATGATGTTCAACATGGGTCGGCCACGCCTTTCAAAATTCGTTGGCATGAAGCGCGAGGTTGATGCACGCCGGTTTGACGCAGCGGCTGACGAGATGGTCGATTCGCGTTGGCATGATCAGGTGCCAAATCGGGCGAAAAGGTTGGTCAAGCGCATGAGGGCATTGGCGCATGGCTAGGAAAGCGCCAGCCAAGGGCAAGGCCAAGGTCAAGGTCACTGCCACCGGCAAGCGGGTCAGCTATGGCCAAGCTGGCAAGGCGAAGGGTGGTGGCCCACGGGTGCGCCCTGGCACATCGAAGGGCGACAGCTATTGCGCCCGGTCAGCCGGTCAAATGAAGAAACATCCGAAAGCAGCAAAGAATCCTAATAGTCCGCTGAGGCTATCGCGCAAGCGCTGGAAATGCGCTGGCAAAAAATCACGCCGTTAAAAGGAGAAATGCAATGCCAATGGGTAAAGGAACTTACGGTAGCAAGGTTGGCCGTCCGAAGAAAAAGAAGCCGATGAAAGTTGCGGCTAAGAAAAAAATAGGTGGCCGCATGGGTGGTCGAAGCCTACGCAGGGTGTAGGTCATGGCACCGCGCAAAAAATCGTCCGGTCCAAAGCCAACCAACCCGAAGCTGTACTCAAACGTAAAGGCTGCTGCCAAGCGCAAGTTTGATGTTTATCCGTCTGCTTATGCCAATGCTTGGCTGGTGCGTGAGTACAAAAAGCGAGGTGGCAAATACAGCGGGAAAAAACCGTCATGAGCCTGACCAAATGGTTCAAAGAAGACTGGGTTGATATCAGCGCACCAAAGAAGGGTGGCGGTTACAAAAAGTGTGGCCGCACCTCTTCAGAACGTGGCAAGCGTGGCTATCCCAAGTGTGTGCCAGCCGCAAAGGCAGGGCGCATGAGCAAGTCGCAGGTGCGGTCAGCGGTGCAGCGCAAGCGGTCAAAAAAGCAGGGCGTCGGTGGCAAGCCGACTAACGTGGCGACGTTCGCAAACAGGCGTAAAGCACGGGCGTAATCTGTCCCAGTTTGTCCCAGGTTTCTGGCTACCAACGCCTACCAACGGTAACCAAAACACCCCAAAAACTCTGGTTTTTAACGCTTGAATACCTGTTAAAACCGCCCTTTCACGGCGGCAACAGGGGTTCGAATCCCCTACGGGATGCCAGCCTACAACCCAAGCATAGCCTCAAAAACAAGCCCTCGGCCTTAACTGGCTGGGGGCTGTTTTTTTGTGTTTGTCCCAGTTTTGTCCCAGTTTTATTTGCGCTGTTTGACTTTTTGTGTCAATATGGTGGTAGTTAGAAATCAAACGGGAGCAAGCTTATGAGGGATTTATCTGTAAAGTTTTGGGAGAAACGTGGCCACTGGGTTATCAATGCTAATCGTGTCGGCTTAGACACGAAGCATGGTAATTTTGAATCGCGTGAAGCGGCAATGAAAGAGGCTGAAAAACTGAAAGCGCAGTTTGTCCTTGGCCAAGATGTTGAGGCTAAAGCCAAGCCGAAATTGTTTTCAGTCCGTGACGCACTCAACGAATACCAAGCCAACCAGGCGGCGCTTCAAACCAAGTCATATTTTGAGGCACAAAAGTTCAACCTCGAATTGCTGGCCGCTGTTAAATTCAAAGGCATCCCAGTCGGCAAACATCAAATGGAACGACTGGGCCGGAAGGCAGAGCGTGAAGATTTTAGAACGTGCATTCAATTAGCCATAAAGAATGAAGGTAGAAGCGTTGAGACAATGCAAACCCGCCGCAAGCATTGGTCAAAGTTTTTTAAATTCGTTGCCGGTAAGGGGTGGATTGACGCTAGCCCGATTGACGACATCAAATTACCAAAACCCAGCAAGAAAGATAAACGCGCACCCAAAGTGCAGCCAGGGTTCATTGCATGGTTGCAGACAGATGCGCTGGACGCGCACGCTGCTGCTTTCAAAAAAGCAGCAGAGAAAAAGTTCAAACACGGTCAGCGAAATCATCTGACGATCAGCCCAGCAAAGCTGGAATTGATGATCCTGTTGTCAATCACCACTGGTCTGCGTCAGGGTGAGTTGCGTGCCTTGCGCCGCTGCGATTATTCAGCAAACAGACAAATTATTTCTATTAGTGGTGGCATTGATCATGGCACACAAACGATTGGCCGCGCCAAGACTGAAGAGGGTCAAGACCGCGATATTGAGGTGCCGCAGGCAGTTTGTGCAATGCTTGACGACTGGCTCCAGAAAAGTAGATTTAAAAAGTTTGATGATCTGGTCTTTCCGTCCACGACAGGCACGCCATTACGTAAAAACGATTTCAGTGAAGCCATCAAGCCCATGCGTGCAGTCTGCCCTTTTAAGGATGAAAAAACTGGAAAGCCGCTGCATTTGCTGTGGGCAGATATGCGCCACGCCTTTGCCAGCAACATGATAAACCAGCTTGGTGCCAACTGGGTTGATGTGGCGGAATCAATGGGCCACACCAATCCAGAGTTTACCAAACGTCGTTACGGGCATTACATCGAAGATGAAGAGAAAAGACAGCGCAAGCGTGAGGCGGCTGGCGCGGTGTTGGTAAACAGAAAGGGGCGCTAATGCGCCCCTCTCATCACGTCCCAAATTCTTTGCAGCCAGTTCTTGGGCGGCGGTTCAATGCTCGCCGCTTGGAGTTTAGCTGCCCATATGCGTTTCATGACCTTACTCTGCGCGGCACGCTTTTCAGGCGTCCATGCTGCTTTGTGTTTGTTCATCAATCCCACCTAATTTCACAATTTCGGCACGCGGTATGAACCACCGTGAACCATCTTGAATGGCCTTGATCTGGCCGTCTTGTATCCAGCGCCTGACGCGCTTGCGGCTGGCCTCGCTGTAGCCTTCACCGAATAGGGCGTCACACGCTTCCCTGACCGTCAGTAGAGCGTTAGTAGCCATTCTTTGCAGCCTCATAACCAGGTGGTGGTGGCGGTGCATCAGGCACGCTTGTATGGGGCGGGGGTGGTGGTGGCGGTGCATGAGCCGGTGCCGGTGCTTGCTGCCGTGGTGCGCCGTCGTTAAGCCACAGGCGTGATCTGGCCACGCGGTGAAATGTGTCACCGATCTTGACCTGTATCTCCAAACCAGGCTGCTGCTTGAAATCGTCCTTGGTGGCTTGATAATAGGCGTCCAAACGTGCCTTCAGATCAGGGTCACTTATGTTAAACCAAAAACTGATGCTCAGATTGTCGTCAATTTCGACGCCGCGCACCAACTGAACTTTGCCAGCTTTGTATTCAGGTTGTGCCATTTTGGATGTCCTTCTCTTGTTTTTTCCAGAAAGCATAAAAGCGGTTGTAGTCGTCAGGCTTGGCCCTGTGCATCGCAGTTAGCACGGGGTTCATTTCACCAATCCAGGCATTAAGGCCGGTGAGTGATTTGAATGATTGAATCTTGGTTTCAAGCGCGGTCAGATCGTAATCAGCGGCAGGCGCGTCATCATCGACATCCACGCCGTCACGGGGTGCCGACTTGTGAAAGTCAGGGTCATCACGCTCACCAGTCGAAATAAGCAGCAACGCACGCAGATATTGCTTCACCGCATAGGACTGGGCGCTGCCGCTGGTCTGTGCGCCTGTCAGCGGCAACATGACATCCATGCCGACAGGATCTGTCTTCTCACCTGACACATGGCCCATGCCAATCTTGTAGCTAAATTTGGCCCACAGTTTTGCGTTGCCTGCACTGAATGTTTCAGTGCCTACGCTATCGACTTGCGGGTGCAGCCCGTGTTCAGCGCAGATCGGGCGGCACATATCCAAGAAGGCATCAACGGATGCAAAGCTGTAATTGCCGTGCGAGTTGCGATCACCCTTGGCCAGCTTTTGCACTTGGCCCATTGCGGCATTGATGGCCGCATTTATGTTTGCTTGATTACTCATTATCTCCCTCAACTGATCGCGTGTTGAACAGCCCTGCGTGGGCCGGATTGTTTTTCATCCACAGCCGTGCGTAGTACGGCTTGTGGTGATCGTTGATCTTGAGCGCCTCACCATCTGGCCTGGCGTCAATGATGTTGATGGTGGTTTCCCACCGGATGCGTTCCATGATCATCTGTGAGCCAACGCGCTTGTGGCCCTTGGCAATCGCCTCACGGGTGAAGCGATCCCAAAGCTGGTAGACCATCGGGTTGGCCTGATGGAACGATAGAAACCGTGCTTCACGCTCGTTACGCGGTGCCTGCATGGCCTCAAACAGTGTGGGTTGCGCGTTCATGCTACCACCAGGTCAAGCAGCACGATGAAGCACCACAGGCTGAAAACCGTGAACATACAAGTGACAATCACGCCAAGGATGCGGAGTGTTTCGCGCACCCATGAGTAAGGGCGCAACGGGCGACCAGCTTCATCAACGTGAAGCCACAACAGGTTTCGTCTCATTTGAACCCCCATAGTTTTTTTGCCTCAAGTAAAACCTCTGGGCGCATATCCCACGCCCACATATGTGCGAAATCTGGCTCAATTAGCCGCAGCATTTGCTCCACCGAATCGGCAGATTTCAGGATGTTTTCGCGGATCGCGCACTTGGCTGTGATGTGATTGAGGGCAGCTTGCAGCCCCTCATTGGTCAGCCTGTCGCTGTTGTCAGCGTTGAAGACGCGGAAATCTTTGGCATTGGCATACACGATGGTCTGCATCAGGCCGGTGCCAGCCCAGTAGCCTGCGACCTGGCTTGTATGTGACCAGTCGGGCTGTGTGGGCAGGCTGGCAGCACGCTTGCCAGACTTGGTGTTTGCAGCAGCGCTAGACCATTTTGTTTTGAGTTCAATGCGGCGCGAAAAGTCAGGGAATCCTGAGTAGGGCAGTTCCAAACCGGACAAGTTGGTGAAGATTTCAGATTCACCGTCAATGCGGTTGAGGCCATACAGGGCGTGCGCTTCTTTGACGCCTTCAATTGCGTTGGTCAGCACATCGGCAAACTCTGCACGGTTGACCGCCAGCTTGCGCTCGTCTTTGCCGTCGTCCCAGGTGCGCGGCTGGTATTCATCCAGGCGGCTCATACCCTGCCGGATCACAGCTTCAATCGCATGGCCGTCAATCAGGTGAAGGTTGGCGCAGTCCTGTACAACACGCCCTGCCAGCATGTTGGCATTGTCATCTTTATATAGGTTTACAGTAGCTTTGGCGGCGTCTGTGTCGCCTACTTGGTCGCCTTTTATGACCGCCCAGGCTTGGGACACCTTGGGACGGATCACGCACTTTTCAAAAAATGTCCGGCAGATTGGACGCGATGCCGGATTGCTGTGATGGAAATAGTGCTTGTTAGTAGCCCATTTAGTGGACGGTGGTAGCGACATAAAAAAACCTCAACAGAAATAGCTTCCTGCCAAGGTTTAATATTCTTTACTGATTACGTCAATATACTTTTATTATTTAGTACTTAAAATTACTTATTAGAACCCAACATTTTATCCCGATAGCTCGTCACATCATAGTCAACCCACTGCATTTCGCGCAGTTCTGGGCGTATTATCATTGTGACAATCGGACAGCCCCATTCGAGTTCAAGGTTTGTGTACGTGCCGAAATTGTTGCTTTCAAGTGAATATCGGTTTCTTCCAGTTTGATAAACGACACCGTAAAGCAAATGTTGGTTTGTTGTTTTCACGATGCTGTAGTGGCCAAGACATTCCTTATCCACCACCCCGCGTTGCATCGGATCAATGTTGACGATATCAAGGTTGCCGTTCATCCAAGCTGATGGATGGTCAAGATCATCTGTCATGTTCCAGTACACGCACATGGTGTCGTGCAAATAGTAGTCGTGCATATATATCGCTTTGTCTTGATAGGGTGACATGCGCTCCATTTGACCACCTGAATGACCCATCACTAATGTTGGATTTTTTCCATTGTTTGAGTTGATTAGGTGCGGTGCAATCTTTTTTGCTTTTTCACCACACTCGTCGTCCCACGGGAAAACGCAGGCCAGCACTGGGATGGGTGGGCTGGCAAAAAATATCTGTTGCGGCGTGCAATTCAGGATTTTTGAATACTCTTCAGCGTCGGCAAGTGAAATGCCAATATCGCCAGATTTATGGCGTGACAAGGTGGCAGGCTGGATGCCTTTGAGTTCAGCGACCATGTTATTCTTCAGGCCGCTGCGCCTGATCATCTTGTCCAAGTTGTTTGGTGCCACTGGCCCACAGTCCATTGCTGAATAACTGTTCATGATATCACCTTGTCGCTTTCAGTCAAACACCTGATACAGGTAAGCCTATTGTCTTAATAGGTCAAGTCATATAACGTCAGTACAAATATTTGGTACGGGTGACGTGATGCAACTAAACGAATATCGTGAAAGTAAGGGCTGGTCTTACAGCGAGTTGGCAAGGCTTGTGGGGGCTGCACACGCGACTGTTGTGCGCCGTTGGTGCCTGCCTGTGGGCCATGAACAGCGCCTGATACCCAAGGCAAGCAACATGCGTAAGATCGTGCAGCTAAGTGCTGGCGAGGTGACGCCCAACGACTTCTATCAAGATGACTGAGGATGAACTGCAAACATATGTGGTTCATTGGCTTCAGGTGGCCCTGCCGCTGGGCAGTATGTTCCATCACAGCCCGAATGAGGGCAAGCGCCACGTTAGCTACAAGATGCGCCTGAAGAAGCTGGGCATGACGGCTGGTTGGCCTGATCTGGAAATCTTTGTGCCTCAACACGGTTGGAAAGACCCGACGCACCAAGGCCCGATCATGATTGAGTTGAAGCGCCCAAAGGGTGGCAGCTTGTCAGCCAATCAGAAAGACATCCAGGAACGACTGAAGTGTTGCGGCGTCTATTGCGTCACAGCAAAGCGCCTGGGGCATGTAGAGGCGTATCTGAAGCCGTTGCTCAATCTGCGTGGCACCAGCCAAGCCGACATTATCAGACAGATGTGTGAGGCAGAAGGTGGCTGATTCCTTGCGTCATGTTGATCTGTGTTCAGGCATTGGCGGCTTTGCCTTGGGCTTTCAGTGGGCTGGCTTATCGCGGCCAGTGCTGTTCTGTGACATTGAAGATTGGAGCCGCCAGGTGCTGGCCAAGCATTGGCCCGACGTGCCGATTGCCCATGATGTGAAGGAGTTAGCGAGTGAACCAGCAAGACTTGTTCCAGACTGCGACATCCTATCCTGCGGCTATCCTTGCCAGCCATTTAGTCAGGCCGGGGTCAGACGAGGCGAGGAAGATGACCGCCATATCTGGCCGGAAATATTTACCATTGTGCAAGCAAAGCAGCCGACTTGGTGCGTTTTCGAGAATGTTTCTGGACACATCAGTCTGGGCCTCGACCAAGTGCTATCTGACCTGGAAAGCAAAGGTTACGCCGTCCAACCGTTTGTTGTTCCAGCTTGCGCCGTTGATGCCCCGCACAGACGCGACAGGGTATGGATCATTGCTGCACACGCCGACAGCGGCGACATCTGTCGGCACGACCAGACCACCCAGCAAGGGGGGCGGCAGCAGAGACTTGCGGCAGGATGTCAGGATGTGGCCGACACCGCAAGCGGCAGATCACAAGAACATGGACATGGCGGGGCAGAAGATGCTGTCCAGCGAGGTGAAGCTCTGGCCGACAGCCACAGCGAGAGATTGGAGGAGCGGCAAAGCCTCCGAAGCGACTATGCAAAGAAACAGCCGACCACTATCGGAGACGGTAGGTGGCTCCCTGAACCCGACGTGGGTCGAGTGGCTCATGGGGTATCCAGAAGGGTGGACAGACTTAAAGGGCTAGGCAACGCCATCGTCCCGCAAATCGCCATGCAGATCGGCCTGACGATCAAGGCGGTTGAGCATGGCTAGGGGCTTCAGTGAGATACCGCCGCGGCTAGTTCGCATTTGCAGGGTGCCTGGCCTTTGGGAAGAACTGCCAGAGTGTGGCCATTGCGAGGGACAAGGCGAGTGCGAGGTTGAATATGCGGTGCCTGACTATCGAACTGGCAGCGGGTTCATAGACACGCGGCACGGCGAATGCCCAGTATGCGAGGGCCGTGGCTACGTCGAGGCTGATGATGAGTAGTCACTACAACTTGCCAGACGGCAACGTGCAGATCAGTTTCAGCGGTGGGCGCACCAGTGCCTTTATGCTGCATCAGATACTTGAGGCCAACGGTGATCTGCCCGACAGGTGCCAGGTCATGTTTGCCAACACAGGCAGAGAAATGCCGCAGACGCTGGCGTTTGTCCATGAATGTTCAGTGCGTTGGAATGTGCCTGTTGTGTGGCTTGAGTATGACCGCGTCAACAACCGTGCAACGTATCGTGTCGCAAGTTGGGACAATCATTCAATGTACGGAGAGCCGTTTGAGATGCTGGTCCGTCGCAAGAAATATTTGCCAAACACGGTCATGCGGTTCTGCACCACTGAATTGAAGGTGCTGACAATGAAGCGTTATCTGACCAAGCAGTTAGGTTGGAAACGCTGGTCAGCCGCCGTTGGCATCAGGGCTGATGAAGCGCACCGCGCCAAGACAGATAGTAAGGATCGATGGTTGTACTGGTATCCGCTTGCTGACGCTGGCGTGACCAAGCGCGACATCCGTGATTTCTGGAACAGCCAGCCCTTTGACTTGCAGCTTGAAAACGTCAATGGCGCAACGCCGCTTGGCAATTGCGATATGTGCTTTCTCAAAAGCGAAAAGATACTGGCCAACATTGCCAAGACCATGCCGGACAAGGCCGACTGGTGGATCAGGATGGAGCGCGAAACAGGCTCAACTTTCCGCAAGGACAGAGATTTGGCTGCATTCACAGACTTTGTGGGCCGTCAGGCAGACTGGGTGTTTGATGATGAGAGCTTTTTTTGTCAGGCAAACGGCGGGGAGTGTACAGGATGACCCGCACTGAAGCCCTGGCAGATGCAGATCGTGAGATCAGCCGCCTGATCCAAGACGGGCGCGGTCTTTTCTATATTGCAGAATTGTATGGCGTGCCTGTCAGGCGTCACAGCAGTCGCTGGTTCAGCAGCACTGATGCAGCACATCTGGCGCTGCCGGAGTATCTGCAAGGCCAGCCAGGGACGCTGACGCTGGGCTATCTGCGTGATGCGCTGGCAGACATAGCGCAAGGCATAGCGGTGCGGGATCTGGAGCAAGCAGCATGATCGAGCAAGGTGATGGCACATTTGCGCGGCGTGAAAAGCTGGGCCAGTGCGTGCGGTGCGCTGTAGCGATCAGCGAATCGGAGTGCAAAATCTGTGGTTTGAAATCGGCGCGAAGCCGTCCGCGACAGCTAGCTTATGTTACTAAGCTAAGCCATGACGCTAAGCCAGAAGGCTATCCAAGACATGAATTAAAAAGTGAAAACAAAAAAGGCCATGCTTGAGAAGCATAGCCCTGCGCTAAGAGATGATTTTAACAATGCCCGAAAATCCGTCAAGCACAAAATACGAAACTGATAAAATTCAACACCTTATAAGCCAATCTGTAAAACACACAAATTTCAATTACAGGTGTGTCGCGGGCAAATTCAAGGCAAACAGGTGGGCAGTCAGGCAGGACAAGGTGTGGCGTCGATGCAGGCAAGACTGGTCTGTTGAGGCGTTTAAAGAAGCACGACAGCGGTACTGGCGCATGAACCAGTTCCAACAGCGGCAGTTCATTGAACAGATGGAGAAAGCGCATGAGCGACGTTAATGGATTGCATGATCTGTTTCTCACAGCAGCCGAGACGGACAGGCGCATGCCGCCAGCTATGAGGAAGCAGAAGCTGTCGTCCTGGCCAGACTATCCGCTGGACTGGCACGGCTATGGCTGGACACAAGAAGGCGAGACAATCCTGAAGCCTACAAGCAGACAGATCACAGACTATGATCGGGCCATGCAGTTGACGGTGCTGATGAATGAGGATGACCGCAAGCTGGTCTGGGCTGTCGCTCACAGTGCTGCCTTCAAGGCAAGAGGGGCGCCGTGGACGCGCCTTGCCAGGATGTTGCAGCTAGGGACGGATGGCAGGGTGGTTAAACGCAGATACATGGATGCGTTGGTGCGGTTGCACTATCGCGCAAGGGCGTACAGATATCGCCTCTGATGCAACCTGGTTGCTTTTTTGCGTTAAGGGTGTTGTCAACGGCACGAAATCTGGTATCGTTTCGATATGCTGGCGCAAGATATGGTTGCAAGGGTGCAACCTGACGCAACCAGCGCAACCAATCAGGACATGAAATGCGGAAGTATCAGCCAGCCCAGGTGGACTGGGCTGAGATAGAGCAACGCATCAAGGCTGGCGAGAGTTTCAACGCTGTGTCTAAGGATTACAGCGTGTCCAGGCAGGCCATACAGAAGCGGTGCCATAAGGAATGCTGGGTAGAGCATACGCCAGTGACAACCGCTGTGCGCCGCCAGTTGCGTAAGCGCAACCAGTTGCAACCAGATGTGCAACCAAGTGAGGTTGCATTGCAACCAGTGGCATCCATGCAACCAGTAGCTGTGGCAGAGCCAAGCGCTGCCGTAATGGCAAGAGATGACAAGCAAGGCGCAGCACTAGAGCTACTGCGGGATGGCGTGCCGCGTAAGCATGCAGCGCAAGGCGTGGGCGTGAGTGAAAGCACGCTACTGCGATGGATCAATGACGATGAAGGATTTGGCTCAGAGGTACGCGCAGCAGAAAGTGCTGCTGTCGCTCTCAGGGTGCGCCGGATCGGAAAAGCCGGTGAAAAGGACTGGCGTGCTGATAGCTGGTACCTGGAACGCACACAGAGGGCTGAGTTTGGCTCTGACAGCCAGAAAGGTGGCGGCGTAGCGGTCCAGATCAACATCGAGCGTGGCGGCGATACAGAGGTGATTGACGTAACACCTG